CGACGCAGAGGCGAATGCCTCTTTCAATGAGTCGAGCTCCTTCTGAGTGTCCCGTGCCTGAATACGTTCGCGAATAAATTTATGAAACTTAGCCGCTGTGTCAAAGTGTTCCTCACAAACGTCATCATAGCTCTTACCCTCTCTGATTGCTTTTTGTAACTCCTCCAAGTCATTACGCTTACCCTGTTGAGAGGTTTTCATAGTTCCCAGTTCGAAGAAGTTGCCTTCCTTTTTGCAGTAGTCGGCAGCTTGTTCCGGCTTTCCGCGTGCAGGCTCCATGTGCATACGTGCCCATGGTCCACCCCAGTTTTTGATGGTGGTCAGCTTCGTCTGCTTCTCCAATTGGAAGTAGATCTGAAGATGTGGCGTGCCTTGTTCACCGACCTCATGCCCAACAATAATGTATGCAAGCCGAGAATTAGGTGTTCTCAGCACTGCAACATCCTCCGGAGAGTAGTTGTTGAGTGTGGCACAGTACGCAAGTACGGGCATCTTGGATGTTCTAGAAGACTGAGCGTTCCTCGGACCCCTGCTCGATGAGCGTTCCTAGTTCAGGCTTGTGGGTCGTTAAAAAGAAATTAAAATTAATTGTTTGCGTAAGGCGTTAGGGTACAATTTTGTGTAATGGAAGACTGGGAGATCCGGATGTGTAATGGAAGAGTCAAGTCGCTACGGATGTGTAGTGGAAGACGAGTACCTGAAGTGGGGGTCATAGTATTACCCCCCACTTCGGGTACCGGGTACCAAGCAAAAAAAAAGTGTCTATATAGCTTGGTAGAGAACGGTAGAAGTCAAAAAGTGAATGGAAAATGCCATACACACGGAGATTGAGCAGAGCCTACAGGAAGAGGACTCGTCGTGGGAGGTCCATTCGCTCGCGGAAGATCAGGAATCGCCGCTTCCAAGCGAGAGTGAACCGGGCTCTGATGAAGAAAGTGGAGACGAAGTATTATCTCCTTGGAGGGGACGATACGCTCCTGTACCACGATCGGGGTACCACTACAGCTACGGCCGTGGGCGGAACCCAGGGTGCTCTGATTTGGGATCCATGGGTTAACATTGGTCAAGGAACTGGAGTCAGGAATCGTGTTGGAGATGAAATATATCCCAGAGGAATGGCTTTACGTTTGACTATGTATAATCAAGGAGACCGTACGGCTCTATTTTATCGGATAATTGTGTGTAAGTTGAATCGTGTTATCAACGGTACGGGCATGACTGGAGGTAATTTCGATATATTTGACGCTAATGGCTCTAATGATTCTATCGCTTCTGTGATTAAGAATGATTCTGGAGTTAAAGTATATTATGATAAGACATTTACAGTACAAGGAAGTACTCAATGGTCTGTAGGAGCGGACAGTACTCGTAAGTTACGACTTTTCAAGAAACTGTTCATCAATCCTAAAGGGACAAAGAAGATTATTTTTTCAGCAGCTAATCAGATTGTAAACAATCCTTTGGCTGTGTTTGTTCTACCCTACGATGCCTACAATAGTCTACGCACGGACAATGTGGCAACGTGCCAATACTCATGCAAACTTTATTTCAAAGACGTGTAATGAGGTAGCGATCCTGAGACCACTTGGTCATATCAGGCGCAAAGTTGGCGAAGAAAATCACATGAGATCCCGTCGTCAGTACATTCGCTGAGTCGTACTTGTAGCTCGTCACCATCCCGTTCTTGATGTCCTCCGCTAGGGAGTAAACCCCATCGAGATAGTGCTCCTTCCCATCCGTCGGCGCCGTCGTCCTCGAAAGATCGAAGATCACAATCTTGCTCGGATTCTTGCTGAAGATATACGCCATGTCGGCCTTCTTCCCTGGTGTTAGGAGTACCGCATTCTCCATCGCCATCAAGTACTTCGCCATCCAACTCTTGCCAACATTCCCCACGTCCTCCCAGATCCAATGAATCTTCCGAGGATTGGGATTCTCGTGGACAACATCGAGCAAGCGTTCTTGCCATGGCCTCAGCGACGCAGAGGCGAATGCCTCTTTCAATGAGTCGAGCTCCTTCTGAGTGTCCCGTGCCTGAATACGTTCGCGAATAAATTTATGAAACTTAGCCGCTGTGTCAAAGTGTTCCTCACAAACG